CGGGAAACATCTCACGTGAATCCATCAACGTTGCTGCCGGCCCCGCGCTGTATCCGGGCCAGATCCTCGGTCTGGTGACGGCTTCCGGTCATTTTGCGCCGTATTCCCCGGCGGCTGAAGACGGCAGTCAGACGGCTGTCGCCATTCTCTTCGGCCCGCTGGGCGAGTCCGATGTGGTCCGCCGTGGTCGTGCTGTGGTTCGGCTGGCTGAGGTCAGCGAAGTGCATCTGACGGGGCTCGACCTCGATGCCGAAAAGGCGCTGGCCTCTCACTTTCTGATCGTCCGTTAAGCCGGTCAGCCCTGTTTACGCACCCCGCCTTGAGCGGGGTTTTTCATTTCTGGAGAGTACCCATGGCCGATATCGCCATTTTTGACGACGAAGCGTTCACCGTTACTGCGCTCACCGCTGCACTCAACGATCAACCCTACCTGCCAGGTCGCATCAGTGCCCTGGGTTTGTTCCGCGAGGAAGGGGTCACCACCCTGACCGTGCAGATCGAGAAAGACGGCGACACCCTGGCACTGGTTCCGGCGGGTGAACGGGGCGGTTCTGGCCTGGTCGTCGCAGCCAGCAAACGCAATCTGATTCCGTTCAATACCGTGCACCTGCCGGAACGCTTCACCATCAAGGCCGACGAGATCCAAGGTATTCGCGCCTTCGGCACCCGCACCGAACTGCAGGCGGTACAGGACGTGGTCAACACCCGGCTGGCCAAGGCGCGCCGTCAGTTGGACGCCACGCACGAGTTTCAGCGCATGGGCGCACTCAATGGCTTGATCCTCGATGCCGATGGATCGACGGTGCTGTTGAACCTTTATGATCGCTTCGGTGTGGAGCGTCAGCACCTGTCCATGGGGTTGGCCGATCAAGGCACTGAGCTGCGGGTGAAATGTGGCGAAGCGCTGGATATGCAGGAGGAGGCGCTGGGTAGTGTGACCAGCACCAGTTCCCGCGCCTTCTGCGGTAAGAACTTCTGGAACAAGCTGATGGTTCACAAGACGGTCAAGGAAACCTACCTCAACAGTCAGCAAGCAGCGGCGTTACGCGGTGATGCCCGGGAAAGCTTCGAATTCGGCGGCATTATCTGGGAACGTTACCGTGGCAAAGTCGCCGGCGTGTCGTTCGTCCACGACGACAAGGCGTTGCTTGTTCCTGAAGGTGTACCGGATCTGTACATCTCAGTGTTTGCTCCAGCGGACTACATGGAAACGGTCAACACCCAGGGCATTCCGTACTACAGCATGATCGAGCCGCTGCCGTTCAACAAAGGCATGGCCGGCGAAGCCCAGTCCAACCCGCTGCACCTGTGCACGCGTCCCCGCGCACAGATCTGGTTGGAGCTCTGACCGTGGGCTTCCGCGATCTGATCGCCGAGGTCGACGCGGTGGTGTTCGAAACCTTGGGTGACACCGCTCAGATCGAAGGTCGTGATGAGCCAGTGCTCGGCATGTTCTCCGCGCCTTGGCTGCAGCCGAAGATCGGCAAGCTCAACACCGGTTTGCGTGAGCCCCGGTTTGAGATTCGCGTCAGCGACTCTCACGGACTGGAGCAGGGCATGCTGGTCACCATCGATCTGCCTGCACTGGATGGCGGCGGTGAGTACGACCTGCTGCAACTGGAGCCGAGCGGTGACGGCCTGGTCGCTCTGATCCTGAGGATGCGCGCATGAGTGTTGGCAGCTACTTCAAATCGTCGGCCGGTGGCGGGATGCTCTCCATCCAGTCCTCGGATGCCGACCTGCAAGCGTTCGAGGACTTTGTCAAGCTGGTGCCGAAAGCAGCCGCTGCAGCTCAGCGTCGGGCTATTAACAAAACGTTGGGGTGGCTGCGCACTCACATTGCTCGCGCCGTCAGCCGGCAGGAACGCATTGCGGTCGCGGCGGTGCGTCAGCGCCTGCGCAGTTACCCCGTCACTGGCGAGGCCACCAGCGGCAAGTTGTGGTTTGGTCTCAATGCCATTGAGTCGAGCCGGATCGGGCGGGCACGACAATCCGGTAGCGGCGTGTCAGTGGCCGGGCGGCGTTACCAGGGCGCGTTCCTCAAACAGGTCTACGGCAATAAACCGGACATCTGGATTCGCACGGCCAGCAAGCACTTCAACGCGGATGACTATCCCGACAGCGCCGTGTCAGCAGCGGGTGGTGCCAGTTCGGGGTGGGTCGCGGAAAACGGCAATCGCTTTCCGTTGGCCAAGGCCAAGGTGTCGCTCGAACAGGCTCGGCCGCACTTCGATGCATGGATCAAACGCGCACATGCGCGCTTGCTGGAAATCTTGCAGCAAGAATTTAACTTCGAGCTGCAGAAATACCTGAAGAGGACGGCCAATGTCTGATGATCCTTTTAGTCTTGATCAGCTCTACCTCGCGATTGAGCAACATCTGGCGAGCAACTTGCGGGGCATCAAAGCGGTCACGGCCTGGCCGAACATCAAGGATCGCATCGCGTTGCCGGTGGTGTTCCTTGAAATGGCCGAGATGGAGCCGGGCAAGGACCTCGGCACGGGCGAAACGACACTGGTGTGCCGGTTTTAGGCGCGGATCATTGTTGATCCGATCAAGCCGCAGCATTGCCAACAAGCCGCGCACTTGGCGGCACAATTGGCCGTGTTGCTGCGTATGCAAACCTGGGGCGTTGCAGTAGAGCCTGCCGAGTTCGTTCAAGCCATGCAGGACTGGACCAAGCCGGAGCTGGATGGCTACACCGTCTGGCTGGTGGAATGGACCCATCAGCTGTACCTCGGGGTTGAGGAATGGCCATGGCCGGATGAGCCTCCGGGTTCGCTGGTCATCAACATTGAGCCGGGTGACGGGCCGGTGAGCCCCGAGGACATTCGGTGAGTTACGCCAGTGCGGAACATGACCGCATGATATCCGCCATGCTGATGCCCTGCGTGGTGGTCGGCGTTGATCTGGCGGCACCGGCGGTGCGCGTCAGTAATGGCGAATGGACGAGCGCCTGGGTGCGCTGGCACAGCCTGGCGGCCGGCAAGGCGCGGCACTGGCGCGCGCCAAGCCTGGGCGAGCAGGGGGTGTTGTTCAATCCCAGCGGCCAGGCGGGCATGGGCACGTTTATCCCAGGGTTATACGGCAATGCCGGTGGCCCGCCGGATAACCGCGATCATGTCGAAGTCTGGCGTTTTGATGATGGCGGCTCCCTGGTTTACGACTGGCAGGCCAAGACCTACACAATCACCCTACCAACCGGTACCGTCACTATCAAAGTGGGCAGCACGGTTGTGACCGTTACGGATAACGCGGTGAATGCCACGGTGGGCGGTACCGAGTTCGACCTGGCGCCCGGTTGGGCGGCGATTAAATCGCCTCAGATAGCGTTGATCGGCGCGGTGGAAATCGACGGCCCGTTACACGTAACGCAAAGCATCACCGGCGCCGCTGACATCCTGGCGGCCGGTAACAGCGACAACCACCACAAGCACTAACCCAATTCATCTACAGCCCGCCGCGTGCGGGCTTTTTCATGCCCGGAGAAATCATGGCCAAGACCATCGAGAGGCCCGCAACCGAAGAACAAACCACTGTCGCGCCGGCGTCTTTGACGTTCCGCGATCTGGTCTACACGTCGCGCACGCTGGTTGTGCCTGGTACCGATCGTACTTACCCGGTTGCCAAGCATCTGGTGGTGGTGCCGGAGTCCGATAAAGAGGCTGTGGCCTTCCTGAAGGCTAATAGCGAATACGCCGCCCAGGAGGGCTAAGCCAGATGATCGGAATGGATCGCCACACCGGGCAACCCATATCCGGCATCGAGCATTTGCGACAGTCCATTGCCGACATCTTGAGTACGCCTCTGGGCAGTCGCCGGCAGCGGCCCGATTACGGCAGCAAGCTACGCCTGTTCGTTGACTTGCCAATCAATGCTGGCTGGAAAAGCGCGGTTCAGGCCGAAGCGGCCCGCGCCCTCGGCCTTCATGAGTCGCGCCTGAAACTTGAGCGTGTGACGGCGCTGTCGCTGCTGGATGGGAAAATAAACATGCTCGTTGCCGGCGAGTACTTGGGCGACAGCTTTGTCTTGGAGGTAAGCGTATGAGCATCGTGGATTTGTCCGCCTTGCCGGCGCCGGAGGTGCTTGAGCCACTGGACTTTGAAGAGGTCTACGACGAAGGACTGTCAGCGTTTCGCGACTACATGGGCGACAACTGGAACGCCACGCTCGAAAGCGATCCGGTTACCAAAGTGCTGGAGGTGGGGGCATATAACAAGGTCGGTAACCGCGCCCGGGTTAACGATGCCTGCAAGGCGCTGCTGTTGGCTCACGCCATCAAGGGCGACCTCGATCAGTTAGGCGCAAACGTCAACCTTCCGCGCCTGGTGATTCGGCCCGAGGATCTGCTAGCGGTTCCGCCGATGGCTGAAGTCCTTGAGGATGATGACCCGTATCGTGAACGCATCCAGTTGGCTTATGAGGGGCTGACCACAGCGGGCCCACGTAACAGCTACATCCTGCACGCGCGTAACGCGTCCGGCTTTGTGCTGGATGCCTCGGCAGAAAGTCCGGCGCCTGCGTGCGTTACCGTAACGGTGCTGAGTACCGAAGGGGATGGGACGGCCACGCCGGAGTTGTTGGCCACGGTGGCTTTGGCCCTGAATGATGATGACGTTCGCCCGCTCGGTGACCGGGTAACGGTACAGGGCGCGCAGATTTTGCCCTATCGCATTGACGCCATTCTTCACATGAGCAGCGCCGGGCCAGAAGGGGACGCCAGTTTGGCCGAGGGGCTAAGCCGCTTGGCTGGCTGGGTCAACCCTCGTAAGCGCTTGGGCGTTGAGGTGGCGCGCTCTGCCATTGACGCCCAGCTACACGTTGCAGGTGTTTCGCGGGTCGAGCTGCCCGGGTGGGTCGACCTGGCCCCTACTAAAGCCCAGGCCGCGTACTGCACTGGTTACAGCGTGAGGTTGGCGGATGAAAAGCCTACTGCCCAGCAATAGCACCCAGCTAGAGCGGGCCATGGAGGCAGCTCTCTACGAGAAAACCATTGTTCCGTTGCGCACGCTCTACAACGCCGATACGTGTCCGGCCCATTTGCTGCTGCATCTGGCGTGGGCCTGGTCGGTCGACCGCTGGGATTATCGGTGGAGCGAGGCGACCAAGCGCGCAGCTATCAAAGCCTCGTACTACATCCACAAGCACAAAGGCACGATTGGCGCGCTTCGCCGTGTGCTCGAGCCGCTGGGCTATCTGATCGAGGTCATGGAGTGGTGGCAGACGGTGCCGGAGGGCGTGCCGGGAACTTTCGCGCTGAAGGTCGGCGTGCTGGACACCGGCATTACCGAGGAAATGTATCAGGAGCTGACCCGGCTCATTGATGACGCCAAACCCGTCACTCGTCAAATGACGGGCCTGGCGATCAGTCTGGAAACCAGTGGATACATCCATATCGGCGCCTGTGTCGATGAGGGTGAAGTGATCGACGTTTACCCACCAACTCCCCGTGATATCGAGGTGACCGGCTCTTACGGACTGGTCATGTGCATTGATGAAATTGACACCCTGGACGTGTACCCATGATTGATCAGAACAGTCAGTTCTTCGCCATCCTCACGGCTGTGGGTGAGGCAAAACAGGCAAACGCAACGGCGCTAGGCCTTTCTTGGACGTTTGCGCAGATGGGCGTCGGTGACGCCAATGATACCGACCCCATCCCAAACCGCGCCCAGACGAAGCTGATTAATGAGTGGCGCCGGGCGCCGGTCAATCAGGTTCGCCCTGATTCGGCCAACCCAAACATCATTATCACAGAGCAGGTTATTCCGGCCGATGTTGGTGGTAAGTGGATCCGAGAACTAGCTCT